TGATGACTTCTTCGTGAAAATGCTCGACAAGCTTGATGAACTGCGAAAAGAGGTTCGCTATGCAAAGACTCAGTGATGTTGAACGATCAAGAATAGAAACCGAACGGCGCATGGTTTTGCGCACTCTTCACGCCTCATCAACCATCGGCACCAACGAAGAACTTGTTTTTCGTGCGCTGCAGGCCCAGAGGTATCCGACCGTAAGACACGAAATTCGCGTCTACCTCGACTATCTTGAACAAAAGGGCCTGGCCAGAATCGAAGATCGCGACGCTGATCTCTGGCATGCCTTTATCACCGCCGACGGCATCGACGTGATCGAGGGTGCAATTAAAACGCCTCCCGGCATCGCGAAGGGCTGATCATGCCAAAACGCAGCGCTGTAACAACCTTGCCCTCTGCCGTCAAAGAATGGCTCGACAAAGCTCTGGTTGAGTCTGATTTCTCCGGCTATGAAGCGCTTTCTGCCGCCCTGGCCGATAAAGGCTACCAGATCAGCAAAAGCAGCCTGCATCGCTACGGTTCAGAATTTGAAGAATCGCTTCAGGCAATCAAGATGTCGACCGAAATGGCAAAAGCCGTTGTCGATGCCTGCCCGGACGACGCCGGCAACTTCGGCGAAGCGCTGACCAGGCTGGTTCAGCAAAAATCTTTCGAAGTGCTGACTAAAATGGAAGTCGACCCGGCAAAAGTAAAGCTGACTGACCTGGGAAAAATGGTCAGTCTGGTTAACCGAACTTCAATCGACATCAAGAAATATGCTGCCGAAGTTAAGCAGAAAACGGTTGATGCCGCGAAAGAAGTTGAGAAAGTCGCCAAAAAAGGCGGCTTGTCTGACGAGGCGGTTCAGAAAATCAGGCGCAGCATCCTGGGAATAGCTGAAACATGAACGCACCAACCGTTTTACTTAAATACCAGCAGGATTGGCTGGCAGATAAATCACCCGTGCGCCTGGCTGAAAAATCCAGGCGTGTTGGTTTGTCATGGGCACAGGCCTCTGAGTCAGCCCTTGAAGCCGCTGCAGAAAATGGTATGGATTCGTGGTATGTCGGTTACAACAAAGAAATGGCTCAGGAGTTCATTCGCGATGTCGGCTTCTGGGCAAAACATTACAACCTGACTGCCGGCGAAATGGAAGAAATTGTTCTTGAAGATGAAGATAAAGACATTCTCGCTTTCAGGGTGGTTTTTGCTTCCGGCTATCGTGTTACCGCGCTTTCATCGAGACCCGCTAACCTTCGCGGTAAACAGGGCCTGGTTATCATCGACGAAGCTGCATTTCACGACCAGCTCGATGAACTTATCAAGGCGGCAATGGCACTGCTTATCTGGGGTGGTCGTGTCTGCATCATTTCAACCCATGACGGTGAAGACAACCCATTTAACGAGCTGATAAAAGCCATCAATGAGGGCAAGTTTAAATACAGTCTTCACACCATTACTTTTGATGATGCCCTTTCGCAGGGCCTGTATGAAAGAATATGCCTGAAGATGGGCAAAAAGTGGTCCCAGGAAGGGCAGGATGCCTGGCGTCAGGAAATAATAGACTTATACGGCGAAGCAGCAGAGGAAGAGCTTTTCTGTATTCCCAAAAAAGGCTCTGGCCTCTATTTTTCAAATGTCCTGCTAGATTCCGTCAGTCAGCCCGGTATACCCATTTTTAAACTTGCCTTCAAAGATGATTTTGTAATCAAGCCAGACGCCGAAAGAGAAGCTTTCTGTCTCGACTGGTGGAAAGAAAACATCAAGCCGGTCATTGATGAAATGAAGAGTCTGCCCGGCAACCAGATAAAAAATTATTACGGCTTCGACTTTGCCAGGTCCGGCGACCTTTCAATATTCTGGCCGCTGACAGTTAATGGGCTGCTTAGAAAAACGCCGTTCATAATCGAAATGAAAAACACGCCCTTCAAACAACAGGAGCAGATTTTGTTTCTAACCATCGATGCTTTGCCCAGATTCATGCACGGTTCGCACGATGCCAGAGGCAACGGCAGCTATGTTGCTGAAGTCACCATGCAAAGATACGGCACTGCCAGAATCTCACAGATTATGCCGTCTCAGCAGTTTTACAGCGAATTCTTTCCCAAATATAAGGGCGGCATGGAAGACGGCCAGATCGTCATTCCCCAGGACCCGGATATAAAAGGCGATCATCGCATGGTTAAAACGAACAAAGGAGTGCCAAAAGTGCCTGAAACCGCCCATCGAAAAGGCGCAAACGGCGAGCAAAGACACGGCGACTCGGCAATCGCGGGTTGTCTTGCCTGGCATGCGACCCTGCAAAATTCTTCACCAATCGAATTTGAAAGCGTCAGGCCGCGCGAATGCAGCAGAAACAGCCTGGCTGATTACAACGGAGGCTGATAATGGCTCAAACGACAAAACTGCCAAACGAATTGAAAATCGAGATCGCCCACATTCGCGATGAGATACCGCTTTACGGTGGGCTGATTCAGAACCCCGACAAGGTGCTGCTTAAAAAAGGCGGCAATCTTGATATTTATGAAGATCTCGAAACCGATGCCCACGTTCGCACTGTGTTGGGCAAACGAAAGCGGGCAGTGATTTCGCGGGAATGGTTTGTTAACGAAGCCGACGATTCCCCGGAAGCAGAAAAGTCTGCCGAGCTGGTGCGAAAGCAAATTGAAAAGCTCGGCATTGATCGGGTGACGCTTGGCTTTCTCGACGCCTGCCTCAAAGGTTATGCCGTCGGCGAAGTCATGTGGGTTGTAGATGCCGGCGAAATTCGCCCGGCCCAGATCAAATTCAGAAAACAACAGCGCTTCACCTTCATCGTTAATGATAAAACCGGTCATGAAATGCGCCTGAGAACCATGGGCGAGCCGTTGTATGGCATTGCCCTGCCTGATCGCAAGTTTATCAGATACTCGCACGATGAGCGCTACGATAACCCTTATGGCTTTGCCCTGGGCAACAGTTTGTTCTGGCCCGTCTATTTCAAGCGCAAGGGCATTACTTTCTGGCTGATCTTCTGCGACAAGTTCGGCACACCGACCACGGTCGGCAAGTATCCGGCAAGCGCGACCAAGGGCGAAAAAGCGCTGCTGAAAGAGGCTCTTGAAGCAATCGCCCAGGATGCCGGAATCACCGTGCCGGAAGGCATGGATGTTTCTTTGCTCGAAGCGGCCAAAAGTGGCATCGACACATACGAAAAGCTGGTTCGCTACATGGACGAGCAAATTTCTGAAGTTGTCCTGGGCGAAACCGGGACCACCAATCAGAGCAATACCAGCGGCAGCAGAGCCAGAGATGAGGTTGGTAACGAAGTAAGACTTGAAACCGCCAAATATGATGCCGATTCGCTTTGCGAAGTTTTGAACGACACCCTGGTAAAATGGATCGTCGACTTCAACATGCCGGGTGCGCCTTATCCGAAGCTCTGGCGCGACTTCGAAGAGCCTGAAGATGATGACAAAAAAGCATCGAGAGACGAAAAGCTGAGCAGAAGCGGCGTAAAATTTCGCAAGCAGTATTACATGCGCGAATACAACCTGCAGGAAGACGACTTTGACCTTACCGAAACAAAGCCCGAAGATCAAGCGCCGGATCAGCGACCAGGTGACCCGGCAGAATTTGCAGAACAGCCTGGCAACCTGCCTGCTGAATTTACCAGGGAAAAGATTTTTGACGCTTTTGTCGAGGGTCTTGACCCGGCAGTTTTGCAAAACCAGGCAGAGACGATGCTGGGGCCAATTATTAAAAAGATTCAGGCCGGCCAGAGCTACGAAGAAATAATTTCTGCCCTGGCTGAATCAGATACCGGCATGTCTCTCGTTGAGCTGACCGATATTCTTGAACGTGCTTACTTTGTATCATCTGTCTGGGGGCGGCTGAATGCCAGATGATTCACATATTCTGACCGGTGCCTTCAACCTCAAGCCCGATGATGCAATAAAATACTTTGAGCAGAAAGGCTACAGGGTGAGCTTCGACTGGCACGAAATGAAGCGCGAGGCCCACACCCGCGCTTTCACCGTGGCCGGGGTCACTCAGCTCGATGTCCTGGTTGATATTCGCA